CTAACCCGGCGGCTTTTTACGACGTAGACTTCTTTTACGCTGGTACGACAGGTCGGTGTCCGAATACAACGCCAATATCAAGGTAAGTGCCGATACTCGCCAGGCTGAAAGAGCTATATCTCAGCTAGAGCAGGCTTTAAAACGTCTAAGCAGCGTAAAAACAGATATTGGCGGAGGGCTGCAAACCAGAATCAAAGACATACAGAGTGAAGCTGCTTCACTTGGTAAAAGTTTTCAACGTCTTGGGGGGCTGATTAAGAATGCAGCATATGCAGGCGGATTTACTGCTCTAAGCGCAACTGTTTTAGATCTGACGGCAAAAGTATCAAGTTTAGGTTCGCTTATTCCGGGTATAGGTAGTAAGTTTGCTGCGCAAGCCGCTGCAGCTACTACATCTCTTGGGATTGTAGAGCAACTCCTTGGACGGCTATCTGAGGCTGTAGCTGCTGTAGGTGGCCCTAGTAACGCGGCAGGTATTGCTGCTATAACAACCGCTCTAGTAGCTTTTGGCCCACAAATAGCTCGTGCGGCTGTTGACACTGAAAAGTTAGGTGCGGCTCTTGGAGAATTTGCATCTAAGGGACAAAACAACATAAACCCTATCGCAGACGCGGTAACACAGTTAAACACAAATTTAAAAGCAACGGCAAGTACGTTTGAAGACCTTATTGCAGGTAGCACTTTAAACCAACTTAACGCTCAATTACGGGACGCAGTCGAACAAAGCGGGGCGTTCCATTCTTCAACAATAGAAGCTGTAACTGCAGCGGAGCAACTTGTTGCTGTTGTACGGACCCAAGCAGCAGAACAACGCGCCATAAATGATTTAGTACGTAAAGCAAAAGGTATAACTCAAACTGAGTTACAAGAAGCAAAAGCTATTAAATCTTTAGAGACAAAACGCAAAGCGCAGGAGTATTACAACTCAGAAATTGACGAGTACAACCGACTGGCGCAGGAAGCCGCTGTAGTTACTAAACAGTGGGAACAAAGTTTAAAAGCAGTAAACACTGCAGCTAAAGCCGGCGTACTAGGCAGTTCGAGTCAGATTCGCGCACGCATACAAGAAATGCGCGAAAACCGCAGAAGTGCGGATATTGCGCGTGAACGGAGTGCCGCTCTTATGGAACAAGAGCAGCGTATGCGTGGTACGAGTTATCCACTCAGCCAAGTTCCTGCGAGAGGTGAACTATTCCCAGGAGGTCGCACAGAAACAGCAGCACGTCAGTACAGGGATATGTTAAATGTGCAAGCATTTGCACAGCAAGCACTTGAGCAAACTGGTAAAAGTCGTTTGCAGACAGAAGCTGCAATATTCCGCGTATCCAAGCAGATAAGTGAAGCGCAAAAAGAGCAAAATGCTTTAGATGCACGCTCTGTTGAGTTAGCACGTGAGCGCAGTAAAATATTGATGGAACAGTACGAAGCGGAAAAACGTGCAGCAACGGGCACACTTGATCCTGCGTCACTACGAGCAGATAGACTACGCCGCGTAAAGCAAGGACGCGCCGCACAAAAACGTGCGCGTCAAACTGCAGAAAACGTGGCCATTGGCGGCGCTTTCCCGTTGTTGTTTGGTGGCGGTCCCGGCGCAGTATTAGGTGGTGCGGCGGGAGGTTTGATTCCGGGCAGCCCCATGCTGTCTGTGGTCACGAGTGCCCTTGGCAAAGTGGTTGACCAGTTTCTAGAGGCCGCAACAACTACAGGTAAAGCCCTAAACAACCCTATTGAATCTTTTAAGGACCTTGCCGAAAAAGGTCTACTAGCTAGCAAAAGCCAAGAGAAATACATCGAAAAACTTATTGAGGCAGGTCGTGTAAATGAAGCTGCAGCGATTATTCAGGGAGAACTTGTCAAAAAGATAGGCGCTGAAGGTGTACGAGATCTTCAGAACGCCGGGATCGCTAGCGACAAATTTAATAAGACAATGGCCGAGCTTTCAATACAGGTGCAAGCGGCTGTAGCTGGACCTCTTACTGAGTTTCTTACTTTCGTAAATACACTCGTTAGCAGTGTTACAGCAGCCAATCGCCAGCAAGCAGACCTCAGAGACTTTGGTGCAGCTCTAACAAAAGCCGATCCGGCTGCATTTAGGCAGTATTTAGCCGAATCACAACAATTAGCACAAAAAACAGGAGGAGTTGTAGATCCTGCTGCTGTTAAACAGCTTCAGCAAAAATACATTCAAAAGTTTAATCTTACTCCGGGTGCGGTAACCTCAAACATAGATCAAACTGCAGCACAACAAGCCGCAGCTCAAACAGCAGAACTACAAAAACAGGTCGAACTTTCCGGCAAACAACTGACTCTTGTCGGCCTAACGCTTGAAAAGGATGGGGCACGTTATATTGCAGCCGCAAAGGCCGTTGCTCAACAGGAATACGATAATAAGTTGCTTGGGATTAAAAATAGCTGGATCGGAAAGATATTTGATGCAGAAAAGAACATTGCAATGATTAGAAAAGCAAACCTAGAACTAGCCGCTAAAAACAGACAATTAGATATTGAAATTACCCAAAACGCTGAAATGCGTGCAAAGGCGCAAGCCCAAGTTTACATGCAGTTATCGAAAGAAATACAGAATGCTATAGCGTTCAGAGTGCGCGAAGCAGAATTTACAGGCGGAACAGAAGCAGGGCTTCAAAAGGAGCTGGATCTACACAAGGATATAACGTACCAGCTAGCTTATGTTCTTGGTGTTGAAAGATCAATAGCCCTTGAGGAAGCCGAGCGCACGGGAACTGTTGAAGCAGTTACCTTGCTATACGACAGAATGCTCAAAAACCTTCAAGACCAACGAAATTTAGAGGAAAGCATCCTCAAAACAAAACTAGCCGATCTTAAGACAGAAAAAGCTGTAGCCGACATTCGAGCTGAGTATCAAGCGCGTGAACCTTTTGTTCAACTGCGTAGAGAAATTGAATTACAAACTCAGTACGGAAAAACATATCTACGTCTTGTCACCGAGGGAATGCTTCCTGCGGAAGCAGAACGTATTGCAAATTTTGAAAAATTTGTTGCTGATCAACTGTATGCCATTGACCAACAGGTGTTTCTTACTGAAGCAGCTATTAAAGAAGCTGAAGCAAGAGGGGCAAGCGCACAAAAAACTAAAGAACTTAGAGAAGAACTAGAACGCCTCAACAAAGCCCGTGGCGCGGTAACAGAGGAAGCAGCCAAAGGTCTAGGAAAAGGACCTACAGACCGTCAACGTCTTGAAGGTGCTATTGCGGACGTAAGGGGTCAACTAAACGAGTTAGTGGATCCTGCCAACATGCTTGTTGGTGCGGCCCAAGCGATTGGTGATGCGTTTAGCAATTCATTCAAAGGCATCATTTCTGGAGCGATGACCGCCCAAGAAGCTCTTGCCAACTTCTTCCAGAATATCGCCGATCATTTCTTAGACATGGCAGCTCAAATCATTGCCAAATGGATTCAGATGACAATTCTGAACACGGTCTTGAGTCTGTTCCCCGGTGGCGGCACCAGTTCCAACGGAATGTTTGGCGCTGGAGCACCGACTGAAACATTTGCGGGTGGCGGGATATTTAGTGGGGCCGGACCATACAAGTTCCCTGGAAAAGCAGCCGGAGGTCCAGTATTCGCTGGATCCCCCTACGTCGTCGGTGAACGCGGTCCCGAACTGTTTGTCCCAGGTCGCTCTGGCACAATCGTGCCCAACAACCAACTTGGCAGTGGCGGTGACAACGTGAGCGTCGTGGTTAATGTGGACGCAAAAGGTTCCAGTGTCCAAGGCAACGACGCACAAGGCAACCAGCTGGGACGCGCCATCTCCGCTGCAGTTCAACAAGAGCTGATCAAACAAAAGCGTCCTGGAGGCTTACTCACCTAATGGCCACCTTCCCTTCCTACCAGCCGGCATACTCAGCCAGCAAAGCTAGTAATCCAAAGACCCGAACAACCAAGTTCGGTGACGGGTACGAACAACGGATTCTGTTCGGGCTAAATCAAAATCCTAAAGAATGGTCTTTAACTTTTAATGTGCCAGACGACGACGCGGACATAATCGAAGCCTTTCTAGACGCCCGCGCTGCGGATTCCGCATCATTTGACTGGACACCGCCTTTGTCTGCCACATCAGCTAAGTGGGTATGCCCGAGCTGGAACAGAGAACTGTTTGACGTTGGTGCCAGCCGCATCACTGCCACCTTCCGCCAAGTATTTGAACCCTAGACTGCCGACACAGGAGATCACCCATGAGCACCATCGTCACACGCGCAGGCAAGGGCAGCCCCCTCACGCACGACGAAGTTGATGCCAACTTCACTAATCTCAACACTGACAAGGCTGGCTACGTTACCGGAGAGGGTGGAACCGTCACGCAGCTCACCAGCAAAAGCACAGGCGTGACATTGAACAAAAAGTGCGGTCGGATCACCATGAATGGTGCAGCTCTTGCGGCGAATACAACTGTCAGTTTTACTCTCACCAACAGCACTATTGGAGCGACAGACCTTTTGGTCTTGAATCATGTAAGCGGTGGTACGGCTGGTTCTTACAGCTTGAACGCCCAAGCAGGCGCAGGTTCCGCAAGCATAAATGTACGCAATATCACTAGCGGTTCATTGTCTCAAGCGGTGGTTATTGGCTTCGCTGTAATTAAAGCAGTTACGGCATAGTCATGACATACGTTTACCTTGGTTATTGGGAGCCTGACTATACAGACGACTATCAAGGTGCCTTGGTCTCTCGACTTCAAGGCATTGCTCCTGGTTCAATCATTGAGCTGTTTGAGCTAGAGCTGAATACAGCGCAGCATGGCACAACGGAGGTATACCGTTTCCACGCTGGCGTCAATTCCAAGAACAACGGTGACATTATCTGGGCAGGCAATCT